GACAGATTATGCCTTTATCGAAGAAGAGTTAAAGCAATTAGCCAAAGACTTCACGGTTGAATACTTCATTTTTGACCAATGGCAAGCCAACTACCTGATAACACGAATGCAGGAGCATCGTTTGCCAGTGATGGAATTGCCGATGACTACGAAGAACCTGTCAGATGCCATGAAAGAGGTCGAGGCGAGGGTTTTAGAGAGGGAATTATGGCATGACGGTAACAAGTGTATGACTTGGCAAATGGGGAACGTAACAGCAAAACAAGACGCGAGAAACAATATCTACCCACGCAAAGAGAATGAAAACGATCATCGATGCCATATCGACGGCCCGGTGACTCTTATTATGGCCATGAACCGCTGGCAGATCGATCAAACTAGCGGCGTCGGCGAATTTTTATCTAATCCGGTCAGCGTATGAATCTATTTAGCCCCATTATGGCCTTGTTTGGGAAGGGCAGCTTATCTAACAACGAAAAAGGTTATCAGGTCGCCTCAACGCAGACAAACGCCACAGATGCGGGAATTTCGGTCAGTGACGAGCGAGCTATGCAACTTTCTTCTGTATGGGCTTGTGTGCAGTTAATCAGCAATTCTGTCGCCTCATTACCACTAAATTTCTACAGAAAAACGGAAAAAGGACGCGAAGAGCTAACAAACCACCCATTAAACGACTTATTCCATAAAAGACCTAACGCCTGGATGAAGCCTAGAGACTTTAGGCTTGCTATGACGGCTCAATTGGCCATCTGGAATAATGCTTATGCGGAAATAGTCTATTCAGGAGAAAGACCGGTGGCTTTGATGCCATTGCGAGCAGGCAGAACCACTCCTCACCTATCAGATGATGGCGTTTTGACTTATCACCACCGCGATTCGATGGGCAACGTGATTATCTACTCAAAACGGGCAATTCTGCACCTCAAAGGCTTCGGTACTGATGGAATAGTCGGAGCTGAACGTATTGGCTTTGCTAGAAAGACATTAGGCTTATCAGTTTCGGCAGATACTTTCGCAGCTAAGCAGTTTGCTAACGGCGGCAGAAGTGGCGGCGGCTATTTGATGTTTGATGATTGGCTAACCCAGGACCAGAGAACTCAAGCGAAAGCCCTTTATTCCGGAATGAGTGAAACCGCATTTAATACCAATAAAGTCTGGTTATTAGAGGGCGGCGTTAAGTACGAGCCTGACAATATATCACCAGACACCATGCAAATGCTACAAACCAGGGGTATGCAATTATCAGAGATTGCCAGATTCTTCGGAGTGCCGGAAGTCTTAATAGGCGCAGGAACTAACACATCAAGCGCGTGGCCTGCATCTTTTGAAGCGCAACAATTACACTTTTTGCAATACACCATCGAGCCTTATCTGGACGAATGGGAGACTGCTTTGTTTGAAAGCATGATCGCTCAAAAAACCATCTTTGCCGACCATGATGTGAGTGGATTTATCAAAACCGACTCAGCCGCGAAGTCATCCTATCTGTCAACCCTTGTCCAGAATGGATTGATGACCAGAAACGAAGCCCGAAGCCGTTTGAACCTACCAACAGTGGACGATGGTGATGATTTAACCGTCCAAGTCAACCTTGGCCCATTGGGTCAACTAGGAAACGATAATGCTATACCTAAAAAGCCTCCAGTTGGAGCAATGCAACCTCAAATTCGCCAATAAAGACACGGGTGTCTTTGAAGGCTATGCCTCTGTTTTTAATTCAACCGATAAAGTCGGGGATACCATCTTGCCAGGCGCGTTTATGTCATCGATAAGCAAAAGACTGCCTAAGATGTTTGTTAACCATAAGCAGAGCGATGTGCCGGTTGGAGATTGGACAGATATGAAAGAAGATGAGCACGGATTGAAGGCTAAGGGTGTTATTGATCTTAACCACAAAGACGGCCCGACTGTTTTCTCAGCTCTTAAGCGCGGCGCGATGGATGGATTATCTATCGGTTTCACAATGAGCGAAGGTGACTTTGAGAAGAAGTCCGAAGGTGGCAGGAACATTAAAAACATGAATTTGATGGAGGCATCAATCGTTAACTTTCCCTGTGAAGGGCAAGCGCTGATAACGGCAGTAAAAGCCGACATTTTATTATTGAAAGATTTAAAAGACTTTGAAAGCTATATGCGTGACGTATGTGGTTTGTCTCGGTCGCTGGCCAAAACCTATGTCAGCCAGTTTCGTGATTGTGTGCTGCGTGATGCAGTAAATGAACACGAAGAAAAAGACATGGAACAGCTAATGACTGCACTAACATCACTAAGGAACAAACTAAAATGAGTGAAGCACAAAAGGCGCTGGACAGCGCCGAGTTAATTGTCCAGATCAAGGGTCTTGAAAAAGACATTTCCGAGAAGTTTGAGCAAATCTCCTCTGCTACAGAGCAAGCCAACAATGAATCTAAATCATTGGGCAAGGTCAGCGAAGAGACTGTAGCCAAACTCGAAAAACTCTCCGAGCAGTATGACGGTATTTATGACCGCATCCAAGCGGTTGAGCAGAAGGGCGCTACTGTATCCAAAGGCAACGGACACGAAAGCCTTGCCAAGCAGTTTATGGAAACAGGTGGCTTTAAAGACTTTCAGGAAGGCCGCACAGGTCGCGCGCGTATGGAAGTTAAAACAGCAATCATCAATGCTACCGGACAAAACCAGCCTCTAGTGGCTGCGGATCGTTTGGGTGGAATCGCAACGACTCCAAACCGTATTCTAACGGTGCGTGACGTATTGCCAACCAGCTCAACCAATAGCAATCTGATTGAGTTCACACGTGAGGCTTCATTTACTAACAATGCTGGACCAACGGTTGGAGGGTCACCGGAAGCGTATGAAAACGTGACCAAGCCCGAATCAGCCATTACTTTCTCGCTGGTGAATGAGCCTGTTGTAACTTTGGCCCACTTTATCCCTGCCTCTAAGCAGGTTCTCGATGACGCTGGATCACTTGCCTCGCACATTGACAACCGTTTGATGTATGGCTTGAAGCTGAAAGAAGAAACTCAGCTATTAGCGGGTACTGGTGCAAACCATCAGTTAAACGGCTTGATTACGCAGGCTACTGCTTATGTAAACTCAGCCTCGCCAGACTATACCAACGAAATAGATATTATTCGTGATGCGATCCGTCAGGCTCATGTCGCTGAGTACCGTCCTGACTTCCTGGTATTGAATCCGCTGGACTGGTTCTCGATTGAGATCAGAAAAGTCGGCGCAGGCGATGACCGCTATGTAGTGGGTAACCCGAATGCCGGATTGATGTCAAACACCATCTGGGGCCTGCCTGTTGTTGTAACTAACAGCATTGCAGCAGGTACTTTCTTGATGGGTTCATCCATGGCGTGTGAGATCAAAGACCGCGAACAAGCAGCGGTTGAGATGTCTTTGGAAGATAGCACTAACTTCCAGAAAAACATGGTCACTATCCGAGCAGAAGAACGATTAGCACTTTGTGTCTATCGAACTGAAGCCTTCTTGACTGGCGCGCTGTAAGCATAGGGAGGGGGCTTAACGGCCCCCTTTTTTAATATATGAAAATACGCATTTTAGCACCCACCCTGGTCGGCGGTGTTTGGCATGAGATGGGGGTTGGTAATTATTCTCCCGCATTAGGTCAGCACTTGATTGATATGGGCGTGGCAGAATTATTTGAGACCAAGATCATTGAAGAGATTGAGGTAAAGACTGTAAAAAAGCCCCAATCTTTACCGTTATCGCAACCGGCCAAAGTCTTACCAAAGAAGACGCGGAAAAAGCGAACCAAGAAACCACAACTATAGTTGTTAATGACGCATGGAATATCTTACCAGATGCCGATTATCACTATGCTTGTGACTCGAAGTGGTGGGATCTCTACTACGAAGATGTAAAGAAAGGGTTTAAAGGCGACTCATACACGATCAATGATGATGACGAGAAGCGAAACCCGAACAGAAAGTACGATTTAATCAGATGCAAATCCAGACACGGCAAAGGACTATCGCATGACTTCATTCACTACGGGGTTCATGGTGGCGGCAACTCTGGTTTTCAGGCTGTTAATCTGGCCTATCAAAAAGGTGCATCAACTATTTTGCTGCTTGGCTTTGATATGTTTGGCGATCATTATTTCGGTAAACATCCTGATACTTTGCTTTGCAATAGTCCTTTTAAGGATTTTATTCGTTCCTTTGAATCAATTAAGCAAGATGTTGAAATTATCAATTGCACAAGAAAGACAGCTTTAAACTGTTTTAAGAAGATGAGGCTAGAGGATGTTATCTAAATCACAGCAGGCGGAGGTGGATAAATATGCCCCTATCTATTCGGAGGTCGCTAATTACCGAATGGGGCAAAACCGCAAAATGTACGCTACCCAAAACCTGGACAGCGTTAAAGGCTGCAAGTCCTATCTTGATGTTGGATGCGGGCGCGGCGAGATGCTGCAATATGCCAAGAGTTTGGGGTTTACAAATACGCAGGGTGTAGAGTCTTGCTCGATACTCACTGGCGGTGATGTTATTGAGGCGGCGGCATGGGATTTACCCTTCGATGATAACTCTTTCGAGGTGGTGTCGCTGTTTGA